CCTTATGTTTACAGATAGTGATAAGAAAGAACAAACTATAGACGATGTAGACTATATCACATTTCAACCTAATACAATATTGTATGCAATACAAAAAGATAGTAAATTAGGTCAAACAATCGACAACGCAAAATACGGAATAGTATTTCATACATCGTATTCTGGTGGCACCATTGCAGATTTAAGTGCCAGTTTTGGCGTAGATATTTCCACACTTGGAGCCTCCTCCGATATCTGGTTAGATGATGCATCATACAAAGATGTATCAGGTAATTCTACACTTACTGCAAAAGAAACTGTTGCATTAACAAAAGCCTTGTCAGAAACAGGCAAAGCATTTCAAAAAATTAAGAGACCTGCGTTGATAAAGTTCATGAAAGTTCAAGAAACTATTGCAAAGAAAGGTGCAGGTGCCACATATAAAACTTATGTGAATACACAGATTAGAAAAGGTAAATTTGATTTATCATATAAAAAATATCTCTCATACTTTGATAACTACTGGCGAGATAAAGTAGTTAAGAAAGTTAAAATGGAAAAAACAAAAGAGATGAAAAGAAAAATGGGTAACCAACTGAGAAGAGAATTGATGAGTGCAAAAGTGTTCATAGATGCATTGTGTATCTTTCAAACACAATTAGTGGTCGCAAAAGATGTAGTGATAAAAGGTTTAAATAAAGCAAAATCAGTTGGCACATTTGTAAGAACAGACACAGGATTAAAGACTGTAAATCCAGAGGGATATGTTGCGATTGATAAAGAGGGTAAGGCAGTGAAGTTGGTAGATCGTATGGAGTTCTCACTAAATAACTTTACAGTTGCTAAAAATTGGGACAAATAATGAAAGGTTTTTTAGATTACTTGACAGACGAATTAACAACCATACTTGCAGAGGCAGGTGGTGCAGAAGCAGGTAAATTAGAAGTATTATCTACATCTTTAAATATTGCAAGAGGTTATGCAGAGAAAAAATTTAGTTCAAATGATTTAGAATTAGACAAAGAACTTCCTAATTTTGATAAGAATTACACACTCGCACAGAGACAGGCAAAATTAGGATTTGCAAAAAGAAAAGACATGCCTGTAATTTCTAATGATGATGTAAATTTACTACAAAGAAGATTATCAAAAGGCACTATAGACATAAACAAACCTTTTGCAAAGAATGATCTTCCTGACGACCCATATCCTGATGGTCTAGATAAAAAGACAGGTAAAGTTTGGGTGACAAGTGGTCTTAAAAAAAATGATGGCGATGCAAAAGACGACATAGTAAAAGTATCAAATGAAAAGATTGCAGTTGGTAATTTAAAACCAATACAGGCACAGATATACTTTGATAAATCTATCAAAAAAGTATCTAGAGATGGTGTAGAATCATCTAAAAACTTTTTGACATCAAAGTTCAATAACTTTGTAGTTTCAAAGGATAATAGAATCATAGATGGCCATCATAGATTCTTAACAACTGTTTTGATTGACCCAAAGATTAAAGTCAACTGTTTAAAGATAGATTTACCTATTAGAGAATTATTACCATTAACACTTGCATATACAGATGCAATAGGAAATGTAAGGAACAAATGAAGTCATTTAAAGAATACACAGAAGAAGATAACCCTAGAATACCTAGAAAGAAAGGTCAACCTGCAAACTCTAAGAAACATTCTGATTTATATACAGATGAGAATCCAAAAGACACAATACATGGTTTAGGATTTAAAGATGTTGCAACTGCCGAGGCGAGTGTCAAAAAGATAGAGAACTCAGGCAGAAAACACGCACACAAAATACAGGCCGCTGTTGCGATGGAACAGAGAGCAAGAGAAATGGGTAAAACGGCAGAGGCAGCTGTCTACAGAAAGTATATCGAAAAGATGAAGAAGAAGACAAAAGAAAAAAACGAAAGTCTTTGGGCAAACATTCATAAGAAAAGACAGAGAATCAAACAGGGTTCTGGTGAGAGAATGAGAAAGAAAGGTGAGAAAGGTGCACCAACAAAAGCACAAATAGACAGGGCACAAAACTCATGAAAACATTTACAAGATTTTTAAGTGAAGCAAAAGATAGACCAGCAGTCTTTTCTTTTGGTCGTTTTAATCCTCCTACAACAGGTCATGCAAAACTAGCAGACAGACTATCTAAAGTTGCAAGAACGGCAGGTGGTGACCCGATAATATTTACCTCACACTCTAACGACAAGAAAAAGAATCCTTTACCACACAAAGTCAAAGTAAAATATCTCAGAAAGTTTTTTGGTAGAAAGATAGGTGTGCCAGATATAAGTGCAAGAACTGTATTTGATATTGCAGTTGCATTATATAATCAAGGATACAGAGACATATACATGGTCGTAGGTTCAGATAGAATCAAAGAGTTTGATACACTACTAAAGAAATATAACTCAGTAAAAGGTCGACATGGTTTCTATAAATTTAATACTATACAGATAGTCAGTGCAGGTGAAAGAGATGCAGATGCAGATGATGTTTCAGGCATGAGTGCAAGTAAGATGAGGGCATTTGCTGAGAAAGGTGACTTCGATTCATTCAAACAAGGTGTGCCATCAAAAAATGCCAGAGAGGCACAACAATTATATAAAGATGTTCGTAAAGGTATGGGCATCGCAGAAGGAACATTACCTGAATATATGATGGAAGATTTGATTACAGAGGGTGTATATGACCCAGGTATTTTTAAGGCAGTATTTCTTATGGGTGGTCCTGGTTCTGGTAAATCTACAGTTGTCGATGGTCTATCACTATCAACTCTTGGTTTAAAAAAGGTCAACTCAGATAGAGCATTCGAAATAGGTTTGAAAAAGGCAGGTCTTAGTTTAGATTTAAGAAAGACACCTGAACCAGTCAAAGAACCTATCAGATCAAAGGCAAAAAGTTTGACAGCAGCTCAGTTAGATGGTTATCTTGCAGGTCGATTAGGTGTCATCTTCGATACAACATCTGCTAACACAAATAAAATTAAAAAGTATAAGAAAAACTTAGATGCATTAGGTTATGAATCTAAAATGATCTTTGTAAATACAAGTTTAGAGTTTGCACAACAGAGAAACGAGGCGAGACCTAGAAAACTGGCACCTGCAATTGTTCAACAAGAATGGGAAAAAGTGCAAAAGAATATGAAAACTATGATGACATTGTTTGGTAAAGATTTCATGACAATAACAAATGACGATACTTTACAAGCATTAGAGAGTAAAACAAATAGATTATATGGTAAGATGATGACATGGGTCTCTTCATTTCCTGGTAACAAAGTTGCAACTGCATGGAAAGAGGCACAATTAAATTTAAAAAAGAATAAATAGTAGTATGGACAGATTAGATTTACTAAGAGAGAAAATACGCAGAGTCGCACAAGACCCCGATGTTGATGATAAAAAAGGAACTCAACCTAAAAAATATTATTCAGGCGTAAAGAAAGACAAGAAAGATGCCAGAGATGCACACTTCAAGAGAGGTGCAAGTATGTCTGATGATAATCCAGCCGCTTACAAACCTGCACCAGGCGACAAAGACCCTAAGACAGGTAAATTAAAGAAAACAAAACCATCTAAACACACTAAGAAGTTCAAAGCGATGTATGGCGAGTCGGTCAATGAAGTTTTTTTACCATACAGTCAACCATGGAATGACAAGAAAGGTCTTCACCAAACTTTAGGTCTTTTAAGAGATACAAAATCTAGAAAAAATGCCGCCAAAGCTATAGAAAAGTTAGCAAAGAAACATAAAGTTGAGTTTGAAGTAGATGGTCGAGGGCAAAAACAGTTTGTATATCTTACATCATTTGATGGAAAGGCAATCGACAAGTTAAAAAAAGATTTAATGAAAAATAAAAAACTTGTTAAAGCTCTAGATACAGTCAATGGAACTTTTAAAGAAGAGATAGAAATAAACGAAGTCACATTCGGTAACCCTAACGCAACAGAGGCAGATGCATTACCACCAAAAGTAGTAAGTAGATTTGTCAAAGAATATAAGAATGCAGATAAACTACAGAATCTTGTCATAAGAACAAAATCTAAGATTAGAGGTTCAGAACAAAGAGAAACATTAGATGATCTAAACAAAAAGGTCAGAGATTTTAAGTTTGCGTTATCAGATTGTGTAGAAACAGGTTCTACTATAGTCATGGATTATATACCAGACGGTGATGATCTACATGAGGGTAAACTTGTCACAGGTGTAGATTCAGTTTTAAGTGTAATCACTAAAAAACTTAAAGCAGAAATGGGTAAAAGATA